TTTTTTATACATACGAAATGGAAACACGTTTGATATATAAATAAACTCAAATTTCACACAGAAATCAAATTTAAACAAACATAGCACAAAGCATAATGCAAACATTTCAATGCTCACTTATTTAGTAGTATGATGTGAACAATTACTGATACATTCTATCCATTGCAACAACATCTGCCATAGTACTCTCTGCAACACTCTTGCCTTTGCGATCAAAACAAGAGACTGGTTGCTTGAGTAAATGCGGATGCTGAATGCGATCCACAGGATCCAGATCGCCACTGGTAGCAGATGCATCTGGAATTACAAACGCTGGCATCAGAACATTGCCAGCCACAGAAAAGGTTGAATCAATACCATACAAGATCTCAAATGTGGTCGTTTGCAAAGGATTAACCACAGCGCACTCAAGGTGCCAGCTGGTTTGATTAGCCCAATTGGATTGCCACATCTCAAAACCATTATTAGGTCCCACCAAATCAATCTCAAAATCCAGTGACCAAGTATGTGGATTACCCATACGCCAGGTCTGTGCTGGATAATGTTGAACATTCATGCTATTGGTAAGATTCAATATGGTATAAGAGTTCCACTCACCTCGAGAAACACTTGCGCCTGTCATCACAACACGAACATGTAATTTTCCTCTTTTCCATGCACTAGTGCGCAGCAGGTTTGCCAAGGGACTATTAACTACTTCAGTGCGCCACTGTCCTGTGGTATCAGTGGTGATTCCCAATCCAAGCAGGTCCACTGCAAAATTACAAAAGTTTTGTTTCTTGGGATCAAAATCAGCAGGGGTCCTTAGTTTGAATATGGGATTGCGAATCTGCTGGTATTGCAAGTCACCCTGAGCTTGAACAGAGCCTAATAACCTTGATCCTTGTATGCCTGGATTAAAACCGTATGGCTGAAGATTTGTAACCTCTTTAAGCACAACTCCGAGCACAAAATCACCATTTATGGTGGAAACCGTACTATCATGCAAAATTGCATACAAATACGGACATCCATCGTCAGCATTCTTGGTATCAGGGCGCACTTGTGTAGACCAAGCAGTTAAAAATTCCTCCTGTGAAAAAGTCAATGTTGTCTTAGCTTGGATCTCCTGAAAACGCACTAACTTATGAGGATAAGCCTCAAAATTCAGTGTATCATCAGGCAGTGCTGCAAACGAAATCAGAAAACTAATGGTTGACTTTATGTATGGTGACGACATCTTAGTGAGTTCAAAAGTTAAATCACCTTTGAAATATCTCCATAACGATAAAACAGCATTTGGCATATTCATAATTATGGAATTTTTAGCTCCTGCGCCGCCACCAATTGATAATGGCATCTTCCTGATAACATTAGCATTGCCCTGAGGAAAAATCAGTTTGCCCATCCACCTATTTAACAAAATATCACCCTCTGGTTCTAGCACTCTATAGATCCTGGGCTTACACAGCTCTGGTGAAACGAACCAATCAAGTGTAACCTGTGCATCTGTAGAAGGAGTTGTTGTCCACCCAGTGACACACAAAAGTGTGAAGTGAACGAGTGTTCCCCTTAGAAAATTTAAGCTCCATGAATCTCCAGCAGGATTGGGATTGAACTCAAAAACCACAGAATTAGAGCACGCAGGGTTCCAAAGAACAGAATCTTGACTGCTAATGGTGTAAACATCAGCACTAGCAGCGCCTCGTATGGAACTATTAATAGCACACATTAAGGCCAAGCCACTGTTCTCAGGAATTCCCAGCGTAATCAAACATTTAATTTTGCCAACTTGTCGATGGGATCTCTGGACTTCAAGAGTGCCTCTAAACAAAGGTTGAACTATCAACTCAGATAGCAAGGAATCCATTAAAACAGTACCACCTGTCAATGTCTTGGGTACAATGACCTTGGTTTGGCCTATCTTTCTGTCCAATTGAGATCCTACAATGGGTCCTGGATCATCCAACTTCTGAGAAAACAGCCCATCACCAGATTGAGCAAAGACATTACCATGTTTCCCATCCACTTTGGAACTAAGTCCGCCTGTTATGGTACCACCAATATCGGGTTCTTCCTTCTTGTCAGGTTCCAGCAAGCGTTTTTGTGTTTGAACTACTTGCTTTCCAGTGGAATTACCTATGTTATAGGTGAAATATCCACCTCTTTCAAAAACAGCACTTGTGGATGATAGACGTTTCAACTTTGGTTGTTTTTGGAAATTGAATTGAAAGTTCTGCTCCAACAAGCTTTCAGGAGTGGGATTATTGACATTGTGTGCCAAATATGCTTGTTTCCCAATGTATTCAACAATGAATCCCCTTTCCTTCTTCAGTTCTCTGGAATGATAAGGCGTAGGTGTGTACCTATGCTTCAAGCCAACTGCAGCAGCGACCACATTGACCTTGACCATTGCCAAATCGATACCAGGCACAAAATCACTGTTTGATGTGGTGCAAACTAGCTTGAATCTATCGTTGATAATGCGAGGGCTATATTGCACCAAAGTATCGGGAAATAGAACAACTCTTATCGGCTTCCCACCACTAAAGCTTGACACAAATATTGATCTAATTGCATTCTCTGGGCGCTCATGTGCCGTATCAACGAGTAGTAATGCCCCCTGGATATCACTATCCGGGCTTGCAAAACTTTCAATGATTATCTCGATGGCCCCAACATGAAGTGCTTTAACCGTATTGGTTATTTCAGCACCACTCTTCTTGTTCTTCTTGGTATCAACGTAATCATCAAAAACCTCAGCAGAACTATTAGCCATCTCAGCAACGTTACGCACCAAGGGAATATCCAACACACAATTCTCTCCAGGAGTTAGAGCTCCAACAGGCATGTGCCTCTGCTCTAGTAAGTCTCCTTCTGCAAGCTTTGCCAAATCAGTAAGTGCATTCTTGTGCAGGTAGTTCAAAAAGTTGAACCTACCTGTCTTTTCCTTTTGGTACATTTGATCGGCCTTTGGAATAACATCAGTCAACTTATCATTTGCTCTAGCCTGTTTAAACTGTGCAGCTTTTTCCTGCAAAACTTGAGCAGGAATACCCCTTTCCAAAACAGTCTGCATATTCTTGTATCTTCGATGGCTTTCTTGATCAATGAGTTTCTTGGAAAGAAAAATTAGAAATTTCGACAGAAATGGTGTACTAGGAAAGATGTGTCGGATACGAGATAGAAACTCGAATAGAAGGAATAAAACAACCCAAAAAAGAAAATTTTCCCTCTGAGTTGTGTGTAGGAAAATCGTGTCACTAATATCCCTTCTTGTTCTCCACTCCGTCTGACCAAAGTCGAACCTAGAATCGAAAGCGTTGCGAAAACGCTCCACGCGTAGCTCACAAATCCGAGCCCAAGTATGTCCTGTGTCTGTCTGCCAAGCTGTAGGTACGTATTTGACGTAATTATCAGAAAACCAGTATGTGCGGTACTTAGCCTCAGGAATTGACATATCAATTAAGAAACAATCTTGGTAGGGTATCGCGCATGCGGATTGACTCCCACCAATTGATGCGTATTTCAGCAAAAATTGTTTCGATTGCTTTTAAGATTGCAAGATGAGGTTTGAAAGTTCTCCAACTTATGATTGCGGGGTGAGGTTTGAAAGTTCTCCAACTTATGATTGCGGTTATCAAAATCTTATAAAGATTTTAATA